GCAGATAGTGGTACAGTTTTTAAATTTAAAGTTGACCACGCTGCAACAGTTGAAAGAGCTAATACTACTTCAGACGGAAAATACATCAACCATGATACAAACACTACTGGTCAAACTGAGATTACTAGTGAATCTTTAATACCTTTGCAAGATATTGGCGCAGGTGAATCTTTTGCTCAAGGTAATAAAGGACAAGTTGTTGGTAGTGCATGGGCTGAAGGAACTGATTCTCCTGTTGGTTGGGAAGATTCTTTATTTGATAGAGAAGGATATTGTCAAATATTCAAAACTGGAATGAATATCTTTTCAGGAACAGCTTTAGCAACAGAGTATAGAGGTATTGCTAATGAGTTTCAAAGAATTTGGCAAGATAAACTTATGGAACATAAAATGGATATAGAACAAGCTATGTTATTTAGTACAGGAATGGCTTCTAATGAAACAGGTGCAGCAGCATCTTATAGAACTTCTTGGGGTATTTTACCTTATACTGAATCATTTGGTAAAATCTATAACATGTCTTATGCTTCATCTGGTTATGATGCTTTCTTAGATGCAATGGAAGATTATTTCGCTCCTGAATCTGGTAATAGTGGTAACAAGCTAGTCTTGGCTTCAAGAAAAGTTATTACTTACTTAAACAAATTAGGTAATGGAAGTTTTCTAAATAATTCTGTAGGTTCATCTCAATATAGATTAGATGTTAATACAGTACCTGGTGCTTTTGGGCATACAGTTACAGTTGTTAATACTATATTTGGTAATCTTCATTTCGTACAAGAGCCTTTATTAAGAGGTCCTTGGGAAGATTATTGTGTATGTGTTGATATGAAAAATATAGCTTACAGACCACTTGTGGGTAACGGTGTTAGTCGAGACACCTTCATTGAAACTAATGTACAAGACAACGGTGTTGATGGTAGACAAGACCAAATCATCACTGAAGCTGGATTGGAAATTAGTCTCCCTGAAACTCATGCAATTCTTAAGTTTTCTTAAGGTAGGAGGATATTATGTCTTGGACTAAAACAGTAAACAACAACGGGTATACTGCTTATACCGAAACTATAACTCTTCCTGCTTCAGCAACTTCTGGATTTTCTAGTCAAATAGATTTTTTAGAAGCAGACCCTGATAATGCTACAAAAAAAGTAATTGTTGTAGCTAATGCAAGTGCTGTTTCTGGAACTAATTTAGACTTGAGTTTAGTAGGACACTGGACTAAAGATACTGCGGGTGGTAGTATGGTTTCGTTAGTAGATGCATATATTGCTGATATAACTGCAACGGGTAATAATATTGACGTTTTAGATGTCAATTCTTATCCTATGCCTTATTATAGATTAAAGCATATAGCCGATGCTGATGAAAGTGCTAATACTATTACTTATACAATATTAGTTAAACAGTCTTCTCCAATTAACGAAGGAATGGCTGATGGTGATATTGGCGGTGTAGGAAAAGACCCATCATAGTAAGTGGTTAGTTTATTAATCGTAGAGGGGGCTTCGGCCCCTTCTACACAACATTGGAGGAAAAATGGCAGTAAGTAAATGGACAACAATAGGAGCAAATACAGGCACTCCTCCTGCGTTAAGTCGAAATATAAAAGTGGTGCCTGGTGATAATGGACAAGTTAGACATGAATGTTTAATGTGGCTAGATGGAACAGCTGCAATTACAACTAATCATTTCGACTTCCCTGTTACAGGGGATTTGACAATTACATTAAATGGTACTTTAAACGACATAACAGCAGATTCTGCAGATATAGATGTAGACATGGAAGGGTCTATAGATGGTACTAATTATACCAAATTACAAGATTTAGTAACATGGGATGCAGGTGGTGGAGCAGCAGCAGAAGCGGTTGGAATGGCTGTATATGAT